TCATTCAGTCTCGGAAAGTGAGTCAGGCGGAGCCGGCATCGACAATCGGACATCGATCCAACTGTTGAGCGGGACATCCAGTGGGGCGCCCTTCCCGAGCACCATTTCGCCGTCGTCACTGAGTGTCCAGCGCTGTTTGAAGAGCCGGATGGTGACCGTCCCATCCTCAGCCTGTTCGCTGTCAGTGATACCGAGTGGGCGACCGCCGTCGGGAGACGCAGGGTCGATCACGCGCCAGCCCTCTTTCGCTAGCCCCAGGCTACCAGAGACCTTGTAGACGCCAACGGCGAGCCGTTGAACAGTAACGCCGCGGGCCTCTGCGTTGGCTACACCCCAAGCCCCCGCAGGCTCGAAGTCCAGTTCGTTGAGGTCCGGTCTCAAGCTCCCATCAACGTTGGCGATACGCACGACCGGCGATGCAGCACGAAGCGTCCCGTCGGTTGCTCTCGTCGTGTTTATAGTCGTGTAGAACTCGAAAATAGGGGCAGACGAGAATTTCCCGCACCGACCTTTGACCGTAGATGCCGGCACCTGGCCGAAAAACATCTGCGCTCCTCGCAAGTCGGATCCGTCGTAGCCGATCGTCAACACAGATCCGTTGCTAATGCCAGTTGCCACGGAGTCAACAGTTGTCGAATCGAATATCTCGACGCTTGTCGCATAACGATGAATCGATGGTGCTCGGTCAGGACGCTCAGAACCAATCCCGAATGCGCCGACCGGCATGGCGTTTCCAAGCATTGTACCGATATCGGCCTGGGCGGCGCTGCGCAACTCGAGCGAGTTCCTCGCCTGGGCCGGCGTCGGTGCCGTTGCCCACGGCTGAATGCCGGCCAGCGTCCCTCCCCACTGGTTCGCTATCAGGTTGAATCGATCGCTCAGCTCCTTGTCGTAACCCAGGATTGGCGCCACCGCATAGGGCTGGCCGCTAGCCGTGCTGCCCCGGTAGTTGGGCTTTATCGACATGACCGTCGAACTGGCGACGTTGCTCACTTCGTAGAGGCGCCCGTCAGGGGCAATAAAGGCGTCGCCTACCCGGACATTAGAAGAAAACTGAGTTCCGGTGCCGGTGACGGTCGGGCTATTTTCTGTCACCGCGACGGTGCCGGTTGAATACCATGCCATTTAAGCCTCCATCAAATTACGCGACAACAATGAGTGGCCAGTTGAACTTAAATCCGATCTCATCCGGAACTAACGAGGAGACGAAAATCATGGCCCGGGAATTGTACAGGAACCCTATACGAGGGGGTTCCAGAGTATAGATATGCTTTAGATTAAAATGACTCACCAGAAAATAGGTGGACAACCCATATGGATATGGAAGTGCCCATGTTTGCATGTGCATACCTCCGGGCCAATTAGGGTTATGGGCGTATAACTCCCACTCCTGCGCCCCTCCAACAAACCGCACAATCTCGCGATTACTGTCGAACATGACACGCGACTGAGCATCGAATACATGCATGCCCCACCCTCCTATACGGGGTAGCATGACTGCTGCGGCCTTCCACTTTCCTCCATATACCGGCGGGTCGGTATCTTGGAAACTAAACTGGTAAAACGCAAATCCAGACCAAGCCCCAGCCCCTCCCAGATGTCGAAATCTATAAATCTGGTGAGGCCCATTAGGACAGAAGTATACATATGGCTCGTAGGGCGAGTTAATTGGCGCCGAGTAGTTTACAACAATTTCCACCGCTCCTTGAACGCCATACACCCCACCTTCAACAATATGCATGCAGGGGTTTGAGTCATCGATAATTGTTTGCCCATTGTTCCCTCGAACAAGGATACCGTAGCTCATGAGAACATTACCGCATGTAGGACATAGGTAACATTTGGAGATCCGTCTCGCAAAAACGTAATTACATTTCCAGATATTCTATAGGAAGGGACGTTTCCAAATGGGTAGCCGCTTGAGATTAAGAAAACTACACCACGAGCGGGATCAAAGCCGGGAATACTCACTGCCATTCCTCCTGTGATCGCTCCAATCGATTGTCGATATACAGTCCGCGCCGACTGGCCGGTGAGGTCCATCACGATCCCTCCGGCTGCGTTTCGAATTCGGATGCCATAGCTCATGCGTCGAGATTCCCGATCTGTACCCGTAACACCAGGTTCGCGTCGTAGACTTTAACGGCCTCCGCTGTCTGCCTCATGAAGCCTCCGGACGTTGCGCTGTTCATCGTCAAACTCCCTGCTTTATCAAGCTTCCACAGCGGCTCGCCGTTGGCACCGAGTGCGGTCGACTGAATCACGTTGCCGATCTTCGCGTTCGTAATCGAACCGTCCTGAATCATCGCGTTGTTGATGAACATCTGGCCTCCGACGATCGAGACCGGCGCCACGGTCTGCCCGCTGGAACTGTTGAACCAGAGGAACCGATCAGCCTGGAACGCCATGGTCGTCACGCTCGTACCGCTGTCGAACCCAAGCTGGAACCCGGTGGCGTACTGCTGCCCATTGGCATGGGCCTGGAGCTTCACGCTGTACATCGCCTTCACGCCCTGATCCAGTGACGCTACAACGCTCTGCGTGGTCTGAATCGCGGCCCCGTTGGCGCTCGTTTGCGCCTGGACGGTCTCTACACGCTTCGCCTGCGCCTCGATCTCATTCGCGCGCACGATGACCTCGGTGGCTGCTCGAGCAATGGTGTCCCACCCCTTCAGTGCATCCGCTTTCTCTCCGGTAGCCGGCTCCCGGCGCGCGGCTGCTTGCAGCACGTCCAGGCTGGAGGCACTGGACTGAACAACACCGTCGAGCTCTTCAATCGCGGCCGCATTCTCAGTCACGCGTAACGCAAGGGCATCGACCGATTCGACGAGCTCGCCCACATCAGCCCAGTAAACGGGGTTCGGCGGCGGATTGCCCGCGGGAACGTCCTGGAGGGCTTGATAGAACCTGCCGTTCAATCGAACGATCTGGCCCTTCTGGTATACCGTGCCGGCGTCGTAGTACTGCTCCATCAACTGGTCGACGTTACCGCCGATTTGCTCGATGTTTTCGAAGAACTGCTCGCCGAGGGCGGACTCGACGTACTCCTTGGTGATCAGTTCGTTGTACTCGCTCGCATCCGTCGAGCTTATGCCGTCGACCCAGGCCGACCAGGGGCCGACGTTGCCGGTCCTGTCGATCAGCCGCCCGCGGAAGGCCAGGCGAGCGCCGGCCGCCAGCGAGGTCAGCGTGTGGGTGTCGGTCGGGTATGCGAACAAGCCCAGGGCAGTTGCGTTCTGTTCGCTGCCGCCCGGGGTGACCGACTGCTGGATCTCGGTGTAGGCGGTGTCCGCCGCTCCACTGGCCGGGAATCCCCACTCCAGGCCGATCTTCCACGGTCCGCTGGTGGTACGCAGGAATGCCAACGCCGGCGGCGCGCCGGTCTTACCGCTGAGTTGGGTCAGGATCGAACTCTTCCAGACCGACGTGATGTCGAAGGCCGACACCGCACGCACTCGCGCCAGATATCCACCTGCGTAGATGCCGGTCACATCGACGCTGGTGGTGCCGGCACGCGGCAGGCGGATCCAGTTGCCGCTGTCCTTCTTCCATTCCACGTCGTAGGCGACGGCGCCCTCCACTGCCGGCCAGATGATCGTCATGGTGCTCACCGCCAGCCCCTGGTCGATTGTCCAGCGCGACGAGAGCGTGACGCTGGCCGGTGGCTGCACGGTGGTGACCGGGATGATGCTGATCGGGCGCTCCTCCAGCCGTGCGCCGGTATCGATGTGGTCGAACTTGCTCGGCTCGTACTGCAGGCCGTTGATGGTCCACTGGCCGTTGTCGTCACGCTTGGTGCTCATCACCCGATAGAGCTGGACAGCCAGGTCATCGGCGTCGAGCGCCCAGCACAGTTCCGGCTCCGGCGCCTCCGAGTAGGCCGCGGTGACGGTGACGGCCTTGCCGTTGACCGACTGCACCGTCCGGCCCTCGGCGCGCCCGCTCGGCAGGTTGATGATCAGGCGATCACCGGCCTTGGCTTGAGTGACGCGATCGAGCGTTACCACGCGGCCAGCAACAGCCGAGATCCGGCCGCCAATCTCGCGGCCGGCCAGCAGAGAGTCAGCCACCGGGATGATGTAGCCCGGCAGCGGAATCCGGCCTTCCATACCGGTGGCGAAGGTGATGGTGCGGTCCTGCACGCTGGTCAGCACCGCCCACTTTCCGCGCCGCTGCGCCTCGCTCTCTCGCGTACAGCCGATGGCAGACAGCTCAACCGGGTTGTCGCCATAGCGACGCAGCAACGGCGCGTCGGAATAGCCCGTCACGTCGGTGTCGTAGTTGTTCGCCGGGTTGTCGTAGCTGACCAGGGCGCGGCTATATCTGGTGCGAGCCGAGGCGGCGCCGTAGGTCATCTTCCCGTCAATCACATTCGCCCGGGTGAACACGTAGTCGAAGTCGGCAGTGCGCGGCATGTCGGCCTGCGACACAAGCTGGCCCTGCGCCCAATAGCTCATCCCCCGATAGATCGCCGCGATATCCCGCAGCAGTGTCCATGCCTGGGAGCGCGACTGCAGGTTCAGATCACACAGAAAGCGCGGCTCCTGGCCGCCCTTCCCGTCTGGCACCAATTGGTCGCAATACTGGGCGATCTTGTAGAGCTCCCACTTGTCCACCATCCAGGGCTTGATCCGCTTGCCCAGGCCGAAGCGCGCGTTGGTGCTGATGTCGTAGGTGATCCACGCGGGATTGTTGGTCCAGGCGCTCTTGAAACTGCCATCCCAGACGCCGGTGTACGTGCGCAGCTCCGGGTCGTAGGTGGTCGGCACTTGGACCTTGCGGGCCTTGCACTCGACGGTGACGGCCGGAATGTTGCTGAACTGCTCTGCGCTGAACTCGATGTAGAGCAGAGCTGTGTTTGGGTAGCGCAGCTTCGCGTCGATCACCTCAGTCAGACCGGCGATCAGCATGGTGTCGGCGATCAAGCTGCTGTTCTGGTTCGGCGTGATCCGGCGCACGCGTACCTGCCAACCAGTGGTCGCCGCCGGCAGGTCGATGCGCTGGCTCCGCTCATAGCGGCTGGTGGTCTTGCCGCCGACAGCATCCAGCAACACCTGCTGGTAGGCGCCGCCGTCGGTGCTGACGTCTACGGCATACTCGATCCGGTAGCCGTTCACGTCCCCACTGCTCTCCTGCTTCTGCAGGGCCGGCCAGGCGAAGCGCAGGCGCACGGCGGACAACTGGGTGTTGGTCACCGAACGCACCCACGGGGTGTCGCTGCGCAGCTCCACGTTCACCGTGGTCTCGTTCTCCACCGAGGGGATGCCGGGGATGTAGTCTTGATCGACACTGCCGCTGCGCCATTCCCACTTCACGTTGGGGAAGTTGACGTTGCCGCTGGCGTCCATCAGCGGGGTGTTGTCCAGGTAGATGTCCTGGTCGCTCGGCCCCTCGGCGAACTCGCCCTCGCCCACCGCCAGCAGAAGCTTGGCGGTGGCCACCGACTGCAGGCTGTCGCGCGCGATCGACGGTTGCTTGGGCTTGCTGCTGCCGCCCTTGCGGCCAGTGAGGTGCTGCTGAACATCGGCGCCCATGCGTTTCTCCAGGCATAAAAAAACCGCCTATTGGCGGTTGGTGTTGAACGGTCCGGTCAGATCTTGTCTTCGGCGTAGATCGAGGCGCTGATGATCGCGCCGCCCCAGCGCCTGTACCCATAGCAGAGCGGCACAGGGTTACCGCTGGCGGTGGTGTTCTTCGCACTGCCGAAGGCGTAGCTGGGCAGGTTCTCCGGGGCGGCTGACTGGCTCAGGCCCTTGGCTTGGGGGCTGAGCATCTGGACTACCCCGCCAAGGGCCAGGGAAACGCCAGTAGCCCCGACAACCCCCCACGCACCCCCAGCGGCAAGCCCTCCAATCCCACCAGTGGCAATTGTTGCAGCGGCGATCATTGCCACTCCGATGATGGTCTGCATCAGGCCGGCGCGCTTGCTGCCAGAAATGATCGGCACTATCCGCACTTCACGGGTACCACCAGTGGAGAAGTCACCTTCGCCGACATTCCTTCGATTGCGGAAAATGGCGAACCGCATGCCCAGTCCCTGCAGGCGAAGGATCGCTTCCTTGAAGCCTGGCAAGGTGTTGCGCAGCGCACTAAATGCTTCCTGGACGCTACCGGTATCGAGCTGGCGGAGATGCTCACGACCAAACTGACGGATAAGTGGGCCTGACAGCTTGATGATCGTCATTGGTCGATTATCCAAGGCACTTGCGGCCATGTTTCCTCCAGACACAAAAAAGCCGCCCTGAGGCGGCTTGGATTACAGGCAGCTTCTCGCTGCCTCAACTCGACTGTTTTTTCTCCAATCCATGATACCGGACTGGAAGTACACACTGACCCTGGAACCGTTTGAGACCGGAACCACATCGGCAAATTCGGTTTGCCCTTGAGAAACAACTGTGCGCCCACCACCTGGCGCCGGCTGCAACATCACGTCATAGTGCACGCCGGCCAAGGACTGGTTCTGCCAAGCGAACAGAATGCACTCCGCAGTTTGTTCAGGAGCCTTATTGGTAGTGAACGACTGAAAAGGCGCTCCCTCCCGCAATTCGCTCATCGAAGAACAGGCAGCCAATACCACCAGTGCGGACAAGCCAATCAGCTTCTTCATGGTTCCCTCCTATCAGATCGCGGGATGGTAGCACAGCCTATGCCATTGCCTGACCGTGGCGCAGCACCAACCGCGCCCGTTCAGCCCAGTTCCCGCCGTAGACGATGATCTCGCTGGGCTTGCCGTAGAGGTGGTGCAGAAGGAATGGCCCGGCGCCGAAGACCTTGCTGGCCTCCCCGGGCAGAGCCGCGTCGGTACCGAGGTAGATGCCGGCGTGGTTCGGGTGCTGCGTGCGCCCGACCTCGAAGACGATCATGTCGCCGCGCTGCGGCCGGTCCACCCGGATGAAGCCGGCCCCCTCGAACCGCTGCTCGTAGAGGCTTGGACCGTCTGCCCGCTCCCACCAGCCATCGGCACGCTCGAAGTGCGGGAACTCGATGCCCCACTCGCGCTGGTACCAGTCGGCGCAGACCTGCCAGCAGTCCCAGGCGCCATGAACGAACGGCCTTCCCAGCAGCGGGATGTTGCTCTGCGGCGCGATGGTCCGCAGGTCGCCCTCCGGCCAACTGAGGATGTGCCAGGGCAGGCCCGACGCCTCGCACATGGCGAGGTCGTGCGGTGACGGCCTGCTGGTGGCGTCCGGATGGCTGTGCACGATGGCCACCACCTCGCCCAGGTCTTCCGCCGCAGCGTAGTCCTCCGGGTGCAGGCGGAACTCTTCCCGCGGCTGGCTGGCCGTATTTCGGCAACGGACGTACTGCTGCCGCCGGCCGGCGCCAACCACCAAGCCACAGGCCTCGCGCGGGTACTCCTCGGCCGCATGCGCCTGAATGGCGCTCAGGATATGCTTACGCATGGTCAGCTCCGGGCAATCAGGGACACGGCCGGGAAACCGCCGAAGGGCAACTGATTGCCCTGCCCCCAACGCTTATTGCAGGACCGATAGAGGCCGGCACACTGGTCCTTCGCAGGGTCGTCGGTCGGGTTGTCGTCGATGTCGAAATAAGGGCCGGTGTAGCCGCAGTCGGGGCCACGATAGCCGCCGGTCATGCACCAGTGGCAGAGCGTGGTCATCTGCCGCCCGATCGCTTCGTTGCCAACATCGCCAGGGCTGGCCAGCTCCCACTCGACCACCTGGTTGTCCTCGCCGGTCTTCTGGTCGATGTACCAGATGCTGATCGACTCTTGCGTGGGGTCCGCATCCGGGTTGCCGTCGGGGAAGTTCTCCGCGTCCAGGAACTCAGCCAGCGTCTCGCGGATAGTCAGCTGGAAGTTGGCCAAGTCATCGAAGGCCAGGCAAAGCGCCGTCAGGCGCCCGCTGACGTTCCCCGCTGAGAACTTCGGGCGAACCGCGGTGCCGTCCCCGTTCGCCTCGATGCCGCTGATCTGCACTGGCCAGGCTGCGTATTCCTGCCCTTGCCACCAGATCGACTTCGCGGGCAACTGATCCGCGTTGGCGCCGGCGGCGGCCAGCTCCTGCGGGGTGTGCGGAATGGCATGGCCGTGGAAGCGCAGCACGTCAGCGCCGAACTCGCTGCCGTCCAGCTCGAACAGCATGATCTCGGAGCCTGGCTCCAGCTTCTGGATCTGCAGAATGAGGTTCATGGGTGAAACGCCTGATCGAAGGTGAGCGACAGAACTTCAATCGAACCGGGGCGACGCTGCTTGCGGTAGGCCTTGCACTTGTAAAGGCCCAGCTCACCGCCGGGCGGAGTCCAGAGGAACGACCGATAGCCCTTGTGCCGACGGATGAAGTCGAGGATCGGGCCCACCTCATCCGGAAGGCCGCCGAAGGTCAGCGACCAACTCTGGCTTTCGCCGTTGAGTCCGTCGCCCGACTCCTGGGCATACCCATCGCCGAACTGCGACGTGCGAGTGCGCAGGGTGCCGTCGACATCAGCCCCGTCATCGGGCACCCAGGTAAATGTCTCGATTGCCATCAGCCCCTCCCGGCCGCGTTGCGGTAGCTGACGCCGCCAGGGCGCCACGAATCAGCGACGGCGCGCTCTGCCGCCGCCTTCATCTGCAGTTGCATGTTCTGCTGCAGCGCCTCCTGGTCCAGCTCCATACCTTCCGAACTGCGGTCTTCAACAGTGACCGCGACAGGCGCATTCACCTGCAGAGCGGTACCACCGCCGCCACCCACCGAGCGAACGCCCAGCGAGCCATCAGCGCCGCGAGCCAGCGGCAGGATCGCCTCCGGCCCAGCCTCGCCCATGATTCCTGTGCGCCCGCCCGCCATGCCGAACGCGGTCGGCCGGCTGACGATGGAGTTGGTGAAGGCCGCGCCGTTGGCGAAGAACTGCACGCCATTGGCCCAGGCGCCGCCGTCTGCCTGGGCGGCGGCCCAGTTCGCGTAAGCGTTACCGGTGTAGCCGGAAGCCGAGGCGCCGGCCGTGGCAGAGCCACCCATCCATCCGCTGAAAGCCGAGACACCCGCGCCCAGCACACCACTGAGAAGCCCCGTCGCCGCCTGCTGACTGGCAATCCGCGCCATGTCGTTGATCACGCTACTGGCGAAGTCGCGGAACTTGAATTTGCCGGTGGTGGCGAAGTCGGCCAGGGCGTTGCTAGCGGTGTTGAAGCCAGTGGTGAGCATGTCATCGGTGGCCGATGCGACGTCCGCCGCGTCGGCCTGGATGTTCTGCCACGCCCGGCGTGCGCCGTTGCGGTAGTCCCGCTGAGCATCGAGCCGCGCGCCATAACCGTCGACCTCCATCTGCAACTCGCGCGCCTGGAAGTCCGCCAGATCCGCCAGCCGCTGCTCGTAGGCCGCCGGGCCAAGGCGCCGGCTGGCGTCCTCCTGCTGCGCCTCCAACTCGCGCCGAAGGTCGGCGTACTTCTTCCGCACGGCGTCTAGCCGCTGCGCCTGGTCGCGCTCATCGTCTCCGAGGCCGATGCCGGCCACGTCAGAGTTGATCGCATCCTGGCGCGCCTGCAGCACCACCTCCATCGCCTTTCGATAGGCATCGGCGCTGTTGCGCCGCTGCTCCGCCAGCTTCTGTTCCTGCTGGATGCGCTTCTGGATCGAGCCGTCGGCATAGGCCTCGTTCAGGTTCTTGATGCCGAGTTCCATCTCGGCGCTGGTGATCTTGCCGGCGGCCTGCGCCTTGCGCAGCTTCTCCACGCCCTCGGCCAGGTCCTCCAGGCGCTTCTTCTCCGGCAGCGCCTTGTCGATCAGCGCATCCAGCGCCTTGACCTCATCCTGCAGCGACTTCGTGCGCGCTTTGCCGCTCGCCGTCGCCGCCTGGTTGGCTTTCTTCTGCGCCTCGATCGCGTTCGCAGCCGAGAGAATCGCTTGACGGTCGGTATCGGTGAGGTCGGTGTTGTTGGCAATGAACCGATTCGCCGCCTTGATCGCGTCGTTGTTGTCCTGCAGGCCGCCCAGTTGCTTCTGCAGCGTCTCCAAGTAGGTCTGCCCGGCGCTGCTCATGCCGATTTTTGCGGCGTTGTTGGCGTTGGTAGCCGCCGTGTTTTCCTGGGTAACCCCGGTCAGCACTCGCAAGGTTTCGGCGATCAGGCCTGAGCGGTGATCCGCATCACCGATCGCGCCGGCCTGGCTGATCCACTGCTGCAGGGTGCCAGCCGGCACCTGCATACGGTCGGCCACTTCCTTCAGGATCGGCGACAGGTCCTGGCCAGAGGCTCGCGCCTGGTTCAGCCGCTCGATCAGCGACTGGTAGTCGCGCAACTGCTGGGTATAGAGCCCATTGGAGTCCCGCGCCGGCGCCGTAACCATCGCCGAGCGGATCGACTGGGACAGCGTGCCGTAGGCTTCCTTGACCTTGTCGGTGGCGTTGATCTGCTCCTGCTGCCACTTCACCAGCGAGGCCTCGCGCTGGTCCCGGTTGAGCTTGGCGAACTCCTCGCGCAACTGCTGCACGGGCTTGTGCAGGTCGTCTAGGCTGACGCCCGCCTGGTCGGCGTTGTCGCGCAGCAGCAGGAACGATGCCGCCGCAGTGCCGGCAAGCAGGGCCAGCCCCATCGGGCCGCCCAGCACGGCCAGCAAGCCAGTGGAGGCAGTGCGCAGGCCAGCCTGAGCCGCGGCCACGGATGCCGTTGCAGCTGCCTCCCGCTGCCTCGCCTGAGCGAGCTGGATCGACATTTCGGTCTGGACGGCAGTACCGCGGGCGGCAATCGCCTCGCGCTCCGCCAACAAGGTCGCCGTCTGGGCTTTCCGCTGCTCAGCAATGGCTGCCTGAAGAATGGCGTCTGCCTGAGCAATCCGCGCATTCCGCTCAGTGAGCGCTCCAGCTGCGGACTTGAGCGTGGCGGCAGTGGCAACTGCTGCGCGCGCCGAGTAGAGGGTCAGCGCGCCGACAAGCGCGCCACCAACCAACCCGGCGAGCCATTCAACGTTATTCGCAACAACGCCCAGAGCACTGGCCAGCAGGTCTAGCGCTCCAGTTCCTTCCTCGATTCCGGCGGCAAAGGTGGTGATGGAGTTCTGGATGTTGACCAGAGCATCTTGCACGCTCACCGACATGTCGGCGGCAGCCTTGCGGTTGACCTCCACAGTACGCAGCAAGCCGGTGTTGATGTCGTCCAGCGACAGCTTGCCCTGCACGCCCAGCTTGCGGATCTCCTCCGCGCTCTTGCCGGTCGCGCTGGCGATCGCATCGACGATGGTCGGCATCGCGTCCTGAATCGATACCCAACCATCAGCCTCGACCTTGCCGGTTTGCAGGGCCTTCGAGTAGGCGCCAAGCGCCGAGCTGGCCTTGTCGGCCGACGCGGCGTTGGTCACCAGCAGGAAGCTGAAGCTGTCGGTGATGTCTAGGGTCTGCTGGGTGTCAAAGCCCAGCGAGCGCATGACGTCGGCCGTGCGGATGTACAGCTCCTGCGCCTCAGCCAACGGCCGGTAGGTCTCCTGCGCAGTGCGCAGCAGGTGCTGTTGGACCTCGTTGTACTCCTCGGTACTGCCGGTGGCCATCTTCAGGCGGTCGGCAATCTGACCGTAGGCGTCCACCTGGTGGATGATGCTGCCCACCAGGCCGGCACCGGCGATCGCAGCGAAGGCGCCACGGATCAGCGTGCCAGCCTGCTGGGCGCCCCGAGCCGTCCGGTCAAACGCGGAATCGACCTGAGCCAGGTTGCGGTCGATGTTCTGCGTTGTCCTGGCGACCACACTGTCCGCACCGGCTAGTTCCCGACGCAGTTGCGCGGTGGTGGCCTCCAGCTGAATCAGCATCCCCTGGACTTCATAGTCGGACATCGTGTTCTCCGGGCGTAAAAGAACCGCCCGAAGGCGGCGCTATGGTTCCTGTCGTCCCCGCAGGAACGCTTTCAAGCGGTCGGCCACGCTGGCCTTCTGTTTCGGCGCGGCGTGCTGCTGAGCCTTGCCGCCGCCCATCCAGTCCAGGCGGGCATCCAGCGCCATCAGGATCTGCGGGATGGGCGTTCGCCATGCAGTTTCAGGCGGCCAGCCCAGCCAGCCGGTGGCCACGCCGAACAGGTAGTCGACGTAGCTGCCATTCCTCACGGCGCTGTGCTGGCCGCCTCGAGCTTTCCCCGTTCGGCGATGCTCGGCGGCACCGGGTTCAGAAGGCCGGCGATGTAGTCGGTGAGCTGCGCGGAGACTTTGACCACGCCAGTCTCGAAAACCTGCGTGGCGAGGGTCGTGTGCTCCTCCGGCTTCAGGCCGGCGGCAGCGATCACCACGTCAGCGCAGGCGCCAATGCTCAGCAGGCGCATGGACTCCATCGCCGGGCGCAGGCCACCAAAGCGCGATTCGATCTTCAACGCAGCCTCCAGGGTCGGCTGCAGCGTGTAGGTACGGGCACCAATCACCAGCGTGACGGTGCCGTGCAGGGCTTCACTCATGGCGCTCCTTTCACGGGTCGTTTAAACGACGAAGCCCGCGCGAGGCGGGCTTTCGTTCGTCGGGGCCAGATCAGATCGCAACCGGGATCTCGAGGATCTCGGTGTTGATGCCCAGGGTCACATTGCGGCGAACCACGTTGTCGGCGCTGCCAGCAGCCACGGTGTTGTTCATCACCTTCGCACCGAAGTAGAAGGTGGTGGGCGGCACCGCCGGCACCGGAGGCTCAGCCGTCGGGTCTCCCGGCAGGCCGTCGTTCAGGGTGAGGCGGATGTTGTAGTTGCCCTTCGAGCGGTCGGCATGGGCGTTCTTGAGCGCCAACTGGCCGGCGTCACCGTTGTCCAGACCGACAGTCAGCGTCATGTCGCCAGCATCGGCAGTGCCCTTGTACTTGCGCACGCGGCCGTCGCTCAGCGCGGTGAAGTTCACGTTGCTGAAGGTGTCGCCGAACTCGCCAAGGTCCTCGACTTCGCCGACTTCGACGTACACATCTGCCTCGTACTCGGTCTTGGTGGCCGATGGCTTCTTGGTGCCGATCGAGATTCGGCAGCCAGCGGCGGTGTTGAGATTGTCTGCCATGGGTTCCTCCAGTGGCTCAGGTTGATACAGCTCAGGAAGTGGTGATGACGCGTACCGTAGCGGAGCCCATGTAGGTCCGACCGTCCGGTTCGCGGTTGGTGTCCGACGCGATAACCCTGACCGACACCGCGCGCCCTTCGTCGACAGAGAGGTGACGCTCGTCCAGCGCCACATCGATCTCATTGAGGATGCGCCGAACCTCAGCCTGTCCCTGGTGGTCGCTCCAGACACTGAGATAGATCAGCCGCTGCTTGCGCTTGCGGCCGGCGATAGGACTGGTGTTCTGCGCGACTTCGCGGTCGATGGTCACGTACGGGTACAGGGTGTCATCCGGTACCGCGTCGAATACCGGGACGGTAAGCTCGGCGCTCAGGCGCTGGTAGATTGCGCGCTGCAGGGCAAAGCCTGGATCAGCCATTGAGCGCCCCCTTCGCCGCACGCGCCAGGGTGCTATCGATGGCGCCGCGGATGATGATCCGGATGTCGTCGCGGTTCATGTCGATGCTCGGCCTCAGCCATGGATGCGCCGGCCGTGCCGGAATATCCGGGTAGTAGCCGAAGAAGTTCTCGCCATCCGACTTGTTCTTGGTCGCACGACGCCCGAGACGATTGCGGCCGGAGAACTGGCTGCGATCCCTGTTGACGGTGTGCTCACCGCCCACCGCGCCAGCATCCCGCCGCCGGTAGACCGTACCGCTGTAACCCTTGGTGCCGTACTCCACAAACTTCAGGTAGTAGAAGCGCCGGTTGTCGCGCTTGCCGATGATGCCAATCCGGGCATCCAGGCCGTTCCGACTGATCCGCACCTGAAGCGCGGCGGCGGCCTCGCCGGTGTCCCGAGGGATCATGTTCTGCTGCGTGGCCAACACTAGGTCGGCAGCCTGCGCCATTCCCCTGGGTAGGTCGCTGCGGTCAAGCGCCGCGATCCGTCGCAGCACGCCGCGCAGCTTGAAGTCGCCCTTTATGCGAGAGCGCCTGGCCATGGTTCACCCCTTGCGGCGCGGCCGCTTCCTGGTCTTTGGGGCGGGCAGCACAGCGGCGGTGGAGTAGTCCTTGCCGTCGTCGAATACCAGACCACGCGCCATCAGCGGGTTGAGGATTTCAGCGGGGTGGTGGCTTACATCATCACCCTTATTTGCGGTCACGGCGCCGCTCAGTTGCGCTGTTGCTCGAAGTACCATTTTGCTTACCTCGGTGTAGGGGTAACGTTGGAGCACAGCAGCCTGAGCATGCTGTTCTCGTTATCGGGAAGGACCGCGTTTATCGCGTAGGTGATGCCGCCGTGGGACAACCGGCGCCCAACGACAAGATCGCCATGCGGGCGCGCTCGGATCTCAGCGCTGATGACCGGTTGCAACTGATTTGCAACGGTCGCCACCCGACCAGTCGGCAGGGTGATCTCAACCCACACCTTGCGCAGGAAGACCCACTGCTCGGAATAGCCACCCCCGCCGTCAGGAACTCGCTGCAGTTCGAGCAGATCCGCTCGATGCCGAAGGGGACCAGCTCTCATCAGAATCTCTTCCTGTACCAGAGAAGGCGCTCGACACCGAGCGGAACCGAAGTGGCGATGGTGCCCAGCGCAACCGCCTCACGATTGGCGTACCAGTGCGCGACAAGCAAATACACTGCCTGCCACACATCCGGCGTCAGGCCGATCTCATCCGGAGCAGTGGGCTCACCTTCGACCAGCCGGCAGTCACAGTGCTGCTCGACATGGGAAAGCGCCGCGGCGACATAGCCCTTTACGAGCTCGTCCTCCTCGTCCGTCTCGACCCTGGCCTGAAGCTTCACCTTCGCCAGGATGGATGGATCGGCATCCCAGTCGATCTCCATCACTTGGCCCCTTTCGGCGCCGCCGGCTTGGTCTCTTTCGGCTTGGTCTGTTCCCCGACCTCAGCAGCCAGCCCCTTGCCGATCAGGACGTGTGCATACTCATCGTCGACTTCCTCGAACACCTGGCCCGCGCGAACCTGGGCCGACTCCGCCCCGAGCTTCTTCGCGTCACCTACGAAACCCCAAAGTGCCTTGATCTTCATGTTGCCTCCTGGAAACGAAGAGACCGGCATTGCGGCCGGCCTCATCAGGGGTTACGCCGCGAAGCGGCCTTTCACCAACGCCTCGCGACGACGCACGCCCAGACCGAGACGCTCCTCAACCAGCAGCGCCCGTTCGTTCCGGATGAACTGATCGTTGATCAGACCCATCTTGAACAGGAACGACATGCGGTCGAAGAGGATCGAGGAGCGGGCGAAGTTGGCGATCAGGAACTCGCCACCGGTGGCCGGATTTTCACCGTTCGCCGGCGCGCCTTCGTCCATGCTGTCCGAGGTGATCACCGGGCGGCCCCAGAGCACCGGGGTGACCAGGCCCTGCAGGTTGGCGAACAGGTAGCGGTTTTCGCCATCCTTCTGCAGCTCGATGTTCATCCAGTCCAGTTCGGTCATCACCACGCCGTCGGCAGACAGCTTCGACTGCTTGCGGACCTGGTAGATGCCGCGGCGCACGATGTCGATGGAGGTGTCGCCAGCCTTGTTCAGGGCGGTGTCGTAGGTGGTCGCCTGGGTCATCAGGCCGTTCAGGTTCTCGCCGGTGCCGTCACCCTTGAGGATTTGCGCTTCTTCCTCCAGCTTGAGGTCGTAGCGCAGCAGCTCCTGGATGTAGCCGAACAGTTGCGGAACGTCGTCCAGGGCCTCGTCGGTGACCGGCATCCACACGGCCAGCTTCTTGACGCGGTCGGTCACCGGCTCGAAGGTCACGTTGCTGGTGGGCTTCAGCGCACCTTCGGCTACCGGCGCCGCGCCACGGGTGTGCAGCAACTCTCGGTAGTAGGTGTAGCTCTGGCCACTGACTGGGATGCTGGTCAGCAGGTCGCGGATGCGCAGTTCCTGGCGGATGCCGGGCTGGATGGTCGGGTCGTAGTTCGGCACAACGATGCCGGCACTGGTGACCTTGGTCTCCTTCATCGACGCCAGGTCCGACTTGGTGACCTCGATGTCGGCGGCATTCGCGCTCTTCTGTTGCAGCGCCTTGTAGCCGTCGTGCGACTTCACCATATCGATGAAGCTCTTGCCTTCGCCGGGGCCGCCGCGCAGCTTGACGCCCTTCTGCTCCAGATCCTGCACCTGGTCGATGACCTTCTGCAGTTCGTCCTTCTGGGTCTGAATTTCCTTCTTCAGCTCAGTGGCAACCTGGTTGCCCTTCTCGACCTCGGTGATGGCCAGGTCGTACTTCTTCTGGAGCCCGTCGAAACCGTTCTTCAGTTGCAGCTCCAGGGAGTCCTTCAGTTCTTTCACTTCGCTCATGGCGATACTCCAAAATGGGTGGTGAACAGGGTTGAAATGTCTTTCAGCTCTTCCACGATCGCCGTGGCCTCGCTACCGCCGTCACGGCGGAGCGCGGGGTAGCCGAGCGAAGCGACTGCTGCCGCTTCCTTCTGCGAGAGGCCCATGCGTTCGCGCAGGGCGTTCTCGAAAAGCCGGATGTCCGACTTGACGCTGAGGACTTCGGCCTCAGGGTTCATGCCGAACGGAACGAACGACGCTTCCCAGAGTTCGGCGGCCTTGATGACTCGGACCTGCCGCCCGGCGCGCTGCTCGAAGTTGGCTTCGATGGTGTTGAACCCGATTGACATGCTGTCGAGGCTGCCGTCCTTCATCAGCTCGTAGGCGTCGCGTGCGTAACTGACTGCCAGGTTTACTCGGCCCTTGAGGAACAGCCCTCGGTCGTCCTGGGTGAACTCCGAGGTTCCGACCAGCCGAGTCAGATCGTGGTACAGCGCCAGCTTCAACCGGCCGTTGCGAGCGGTCTTCACCTTGGTGAAGGCGCCCTTGAGGATCACGTCATCGCCGAGGTCGACGTTGTCGAACACTGCGGCGTAGCCCTCGAAGTTGCCCGCCTCGTCAGCGGCCTTCACCTCGAAGGGGCAATCAAGTTTGCTGAGCATTGGTCTGCATCTCCCACCGGGAGACCCGGTCGTATTCAGGGCCATCAAGTGGCGGAAGGTTTTCTTTGCGGCGAACTTCGTTGATGGTCATCCAGCCGGAACCACCGGAGCCACCAAGAGCCGCAGCGAACAGAGTGGCGCGACCGGCGCTGTCAGCGCGCTGCAGACCTTCGAGCACGAACTCGACGAAGCGGTCCGAGTCACCATAAAGCTTGTCGTTGAGCTCATCCTCAACTGCATCGGCGTATGGTTTAAGGCCAAAGGTGGTGAAGCCAGTCAACTGCTGTTCGAGGTTGGAACCCATGATCGAGGTCTTGCCGGCGCGGTTGGCCAGCCAGAGCGGCACGCCGTAGATGCCGGCAAGCGCTTCCTCTTGGAACTGCTGGGACTCGATGAACTGAGCATCCTTCTGGCTTATGCCGGCAGGAACGATGGTCGGGCCACCCTGCAGGATGGCCATCTTGCCGATGTCGTCCGCGTCCGCCTTACGGACGTCCGGAAACCTGGCCATGACCTGAGTCTGCTGCTTGTCGGTCAGGAACTCCTTGTAGATGACATAGCCACCCGTGAAGCCGCCTTTACGCATGAAGCGCGCAGACCATTGCTGGCCCGCCTTGGCCAGGCCCATGGTCTCCGCCTGGTACTCGATAGGCGACAAGCCGACAATGCCGTCCATGCTGAATATCTTGAAATGCAGCATGTTCTCCGGAGAAACCGGGAATGGTTTCCCATCCTTGGGCTGCACCCAGTAGAGAAGGTCCTCGTCGGTGTCGATGGTCACCAGGTCGATACTGAGCGGAATCCAACCGATCGGCTCGCCGTGGCGGTTGCGTTCGATCAGTGCGAAGGCGTTACCACGCAGCGCCATGTTCACAACCACGAACTTCAGGAAGTTCAGCCTCGTCATGAATGGGTTGGGCTTGCGGAGGAGCTTCTGCGCTCCATCCTTTCGCGACACCAGCAGCCGTTCGCCGTCCACATCCTCGTAGAGCTTCAGCGGCAGGCCCGACAGCGACTCCGAAAGGATCTTCACGCACGACCAGACCATGCTGATCGACAGCGCGGTCTTGGTGGTCACTCGCACGCCGGCCTTTGTGCTCTTGCCGCCGACCTCAAGGTCTACCTCGACGTAATCACCCGTGGCTGGGTCGGTGTAGCCGAACATCCGCCACGTGCGAGGGTTGTACCAGCGAAATGTCATGGTCAGCCTATGAGTCCAAAGAAGCCGTTGTTGAGGTAGTCATCCATGCCGCCGCGCGCCTCCGGATTGAGGGACAACAGCGATACCGCGTTGAACGTCGACATCAACGGGTCGATCTTCGCGGTGCCGGAAGCCTGCTTGGTGATCAGGAAAGCGTTGGCGGAAGGCACGCCCTTGGCGTTGCCGCAGGCCCAGGCCATAAGCAACTGACCGCAGTGCATCAACACACCCTCGGCCAGCTTCCTTTCCGTGGTCTTGATGGCCCCGGTCAGTTTCCAGCCCTGAGAGATGCCGACTATCTGCTCTTCGGTGATCCCCGCCGCCAATAGCGCATCGATCACGGCGCCAATGCCGGCAGGGTCGAGCCCGACGTTGTCGAGCAGACCGGCGTCGTTGACCCGAGCGACATACGCCGCCAACTCCTCAACGTCATCGCCGATTTTCTCAACCAGGGTCAGATCACCAGCCGCCGCGAGGTCATGGAGCCGGGGAGCCTCGGACTTCCGGCGCTCCAGCACCGAGGGGTGCGCCCAGGCATGCGCCCAGTGAAACCACCGGCGCCCCCCTCGCTCACGGCCCAACAGCGTCAGCGCCAGCAGGTCGTCTAGGCCGCCACCGTCGACGCCGCCAACAATCACCTCGCAGCGCTCAATCAGGGCATCCAGCGAAAGGCCTGGCAGCGCCTGCGGCTCCCAGAATGCGGCGCCGACCCAACTGTCGGACATCAGCGCCAGCCCGATCTCGATGTTCAGGAATTTGGCGAGGAACCCGCGCACCTCGGCCTCACCGTCGAGTTCTGCCTGCATAAACAGGCGCTCGAGGGTAGGCCGATCCACCGAGTAGCCCATGTTCGGGTTGACCAGGTGGAAGTTCTCTGGCCGGCGCGCCTCTCCGCTCTCGATCATCTCCTTCGGGAACTCGTAGATGATCGGCAGAAACCGGTTGTCTTCGATGCGCCCGTCACGGACGCCCCGGGCATAGGTCAGCTTGGACCTGAACACCCCGGCGGGCGGCTCGTTCGACTGGGTCGTGAGCCAGATGATGAAACCTTCAGGGCGAGACAGCAGGCCGCCAGTGGCCTCCCGAATCATGTCCGGTGCCTTCGGGTTCTTGCCGAACAGCCAGGCCTCATCGATCAGCACGCCGACGGCCTTCTTGCCACCGACCACATCGCTATCAGCGGCCACTACCTTCAGGGTGGCTCCAGTCTGATTGTGGGTAATCAGCCGCAGGTGCGGTTGAACATGAAGCAGATCCGACAACTCTTCGTCGTGCTTCACCATCGCCGCCGCCGGCTTGAAGCTGTTGTCGGCGATCTCCTTGGTCGGCGCCAGGATGATGAATTCGGCCTCAAGCCGCCAGTTGCGGATCAAGGCGGTCAGCATGATCGCGGCTGCGATGGTCGACTTCGAGTTCTTCTTCGGGATGCAGAGGAAGTACTCAGTGATCAGTCGCTGGCCGGTCTCATTGTTGTAGCTGCCGAAGATGGCGCCGGCGAAGTCGAGCACCCAGGGGGCGCATGCGGCCTCGATTGTCGGGGAGCCGGGAGCGTCTACGATCTTCAGTTCCCGGAAGACGCTGAGCCCCTCCTCGGCCTCCTCAGGAAAGAGCGGCGGCGGAATGATGGATTCACCAGCACTCAAGCGCCGCCACCAGTCAGGGCAGGCAGTGGTCCAGAGCATGGTTTACCCCCTGACGACGGATAGTGGAGGCTTGCCCTGGCCGAACTTGCCTTTGCCGGCTTGCTTCGCGGCCTCGGCCTTCTGTTCCTTCTTGCCCATCTCGCCCTTCTTGCCATGGAAGAAGTCGACAGCTTTCTGAGCCGCGCTGCGGCGATCGAAGACCTTCGCCCGCGGCTCATTCATCAGGTTGACCAGCCAGACCAGCGGGTCCTCCGTAAACGGCAGGCAATCCAGGTACTCGCCATCAGGTTCCTGCTCATCGCCGAGCGGCGCTTCATGGTCCTCGCCCTGCTTCGGCGAAGGCTCCTTGGCTTTAACATCTCGCCGCCCCTTTAACATCTTCAGGGCGGCGATGATTTCGGGGTGCTTGGCAAGTCGGGCGCCAGCGGCCGCAGAGCTGGAAGGCGCGTAGCCAGCGGCTTCGGCGGCAGCTTTGTTGGATGCTCCTCGGGCCTTCGCGTCAACAAACCGTCGCTGTTTGTCTGTTAACGCCATTAACAAAATTCCTAGAGATCGGAAAAAATGTGCGAATGCGGGCGGGGGCGGTCTAGCTTCAGGCGAAACCGGATATTTTCACCCCCCCCCACCCTTGTTGCACGTCATTGGCGTGCCTCATACCACTTGAAGCACGTCAGCCGCGTGCCTCTCCCCCTTGGTCAGCCTGTGGCGGCCTCCATCCCTGCCTCGCAGCTCTCGACGGGGTGAGGAAGGTCAACTTGCCGCCGCTCCATTGGTCAGGCACCAGGGCCAGCAGTCCGGCCTGTAGAAGCGGCTCCAGCAGATTCATGGCCTTGACCACTTCCGCGCTGTATCCCTGCACGTCTTGTGGTCCCCACGGCCGGTGCGGGTTGATCTCAACGCCTTCGGGGTGTGGTTGGGTTCGCATGGTTGCTCCTTGGTACAGGGTCGTTAGAACCCTGCCGCCTCTTCGGCCTGCTTGACCGAGGAGTGACAGGGTCCGCATAGCGGCTGCCAGTTGTCCTTGTCCCAGAACAGGTCCGTATCGCCTCGGTGAGCCACGATGTGGTCAACGGTGTTGGCCGCCGTGACCAAGCCCTTGCGCGCGCAGTACACGCACAATGGATGATCGCGAAGGTACTGCTCACGGGCCTGCTGCCATCGGTAGTCGTAGCCTCGCTCGGTTGAGGTCTTACCGGTCCGCCACGAACCAGGCGCCGCAACCTTCAGTCGCTCACCCTGGGCCGCCACGCGGAACCCGAGAGTCTTTAGCCTGGACATCAAATCCTCCGGCACAACTTCTGCAGCCCCGCAATGTGCTCTCGCAAGGCCTTGATCATCAGTTCGCGTCGCTCGACTCCGGCTCGGAGATCAGAAACAACTTGTCCATCAGCGGCAGCAAGGACGGCTCTTCCTGCATCAGCGCTGCCGGAGGCTCCGGGAGCCTGGTGCACTCCGTCTGCGGGACAGCGGGCTTTGACGTACACGACGCGAGCACCAGTGCCGATAGCATCGCGGCGCAATTGGTTTTCTTCATGGGAGGCCTGCAGTGCTGCTTGGTAGGTTCGGGCCAGGGCATCGGTCTGGGCCTGCGCCTGGGTGTCGCGCTGGGCCTGCTGGGCCATGGCGGTGATCGTCTCGGTGGATTGCTCGACGGCGGCCTGCAGGTCATCACGCTGGGCGGTCACGTGATCGAGGCGCCAGAACACCAGAGCGGCTACCAGCGCGACGATCAGCCAGGGTTTCCAGTTCATGACAAATCAGGAGAATGGATCGGCGGGCTTGGCGATCGAACGCACGAACCACATGAAACCCTGCTGCAAGTTCGTTTTGGCCAGGGCAAGCAGTCGCGGATCGACGCCATCGATCTCGCCGATCTGCTTGAACAGCCGCCCTGCGTCCTGCTCCAAGGCCTTGATCGAGTTCATACCATCAATCTCGGATTGGCTCAGGTCACGGTAGCCGGTGATTTTCTTGTGCTGATTGTCCATTGGTTGATACCTCTCAGTTAAGGGCGGCGCGCGCCCATTCGAGCCGGGCCTTGCGATCCTCGGCCCCGGTAAACGATCCGTTTATGCGGAGGGTGATCTTCTCGAAACGGCCCTGATCGGCCAGTTCGTTTAAACTCCTCGACTTCCACCACCATGCCGCGGCGATGGCTGCCCAGGTCCGTTGCTCCAGCAGCTCCGGTTGCGCCACAAGCGGCAGCGCCAGTGCGCGGGCAGCTTCGGCGTAGTTGTCGTGGCCGGTGATCATGATCAGGCCACGACCACGGTATCGATACCCATCGCCCGTATCTGGCGACCCATTTCCCATCCTGTTGGCATAGACGCGGTTCGCGATGCGCTCTGGCTGGCGGGCGTACTGCTTCGCCTCGGTCGGCGTGAACCGCTTCGGCCAGGTCTTGAGCAGACCCTCGGCGGAGTAGTTCAGGTTCTCGACCAATCGGCGCAGACTCTGGCTTTCGTGCCCGACCTGGGCGAGAAACATCGCCACACGCTCGGGCGTGTTGATCTCGAACCGAGCCATGGCGCCGTTGATGTGTTCGACCCAGACCGAAGCAGTAGCGCCGCCGCAGCCGGTAGCACGGTCGAGTTGATCGGCGGTGATCTTCATTCGCCAGCCCCCCGGCGCGGAAACTTCCAGTCGGCGATCCGATCAGCGAACTCGGCGATCTTCTTCACACCCAGGAAACCGGTGAACACCCCGGCAGCAGTAGCCATGTTCTGCGGAAGGCCAAACCACTCAAGGACAGGAATCAGGCCCAAGGTGATCAGGGTGCAGAGCGTTGCCTCGAGCAGCGCCTGGCGCCGCGTTCCACCGCCGTAGATCACCCGGGTCAGCGCGACCACAAAGGACAGGCCGGCGGCGTACAGCTGCGGATAGTGCGCAGACAGCCACGCCAGCAGCGCAGCCCACGTGATGGGGTCTTTGTCGGGCATTTTCATGGTCTCGAATCCCCTCGGCGGGGCAGAAATGAAAAAGCCCAGCGCGAGGGCTGGGCCAGGAATGGGTGCGGGTGGATAGGGGCCACTACCCCGTGCGCATCCTGCGCTCCACCTGCATTGATTGGATATCGCAAAGGGTGAAGGCCTTGCGGGTCGGTAACCCGTCACTTTGCTTACAGCCCGATGTGGCAGGTGAGACTGCCGTCTACCGAGTTTCGACCTTCGGAAACTAAAAGGCCCGGGAGAGGGGATCTTCCGGGCCTCCCGTCCATCTCGCTGAAAGCCAAGGAAGGAAAACATCGAGTCAGACGGGGGCCTGATGATGCCGCGCCAGACCTGACAACGCAATAAAAAACCCGGCGCCAGGGCCGGGTTTCGAGTGCGTCACGCTGCGTTCACAGCAATTCACGCTGGTATGAAAACACCCTTCATTCCGCGCGTAAAACTATTTCTTCAAGCGCTCTCGCGGAACCGCTCCAGGGCGCTATCGATCCAGCCCACCGCCAGCTTCAACGTCTCCCTGACCTTGGCCTCGCCGATCTGATGTTCACGCGCGATGCGCAGGGCCGGCCACTTCGCGCCGTAGTAGAGCCACACGAAGTCGCCGGCCTGCGGCGCCCTGTCGATGAGTCGAGCAATGACCCGGTCGACGGCCAAGGCCATATCGTCAGTGACATGGTAGGCCTTGGGGCTCGACATTGGCATGGCTTGGCTCATGATAGCGGCGGCCGGCGACACATATCCGGGAACCCCCATTCCATCCATTCGCCACCACCCCCACTGCTCGAGGAGGTACTCGGTATCGCCCAGCAGCTTGTCCACGTAGGTTCGAGTTCTGCTCATGCCGCCCCCGGACCGTTCAGGCCAAACAGATCGCGCAGCAGCGTTTCCACCGCCGCGCCCTTCGCATTGCCGTCCAGCAACCAGAGCCGGCCATAGTCGTGAAAGCCCAGAGTGCCGCGGTCGCCGTGCCAGTTGGCGATCATGACCAGCAGCGCAGCCAAGGCAGCAGCACCGCCCACCTTGACCTGCGCCAGCTCCTGGCCGGCCACCTTGAGAAACTCCCGCTCCAGCCTGGTCATGACCTTGCGGGGTGCCATCGGTTGTACGTTGCTCATGCGGCCTTCCCCTTTTTCTTGCCGTGTTTGTTGGCGAAGTAGCTACGCCCCATCTCGACCTCCTCTTGGCTCATCTCGCGTGGGCCGGCGAAGTTGACGAATCGTCCGTACATGCCCTGCTGCTGGAGCAGGCACATGCCCGGCGGCGCGTGTCGGCACTTGGTCATCAGGATCTCGGTGATGCCGTTCTGGCCGGCCTCGCTATCCATGTCCCGGTGGACCATCAGGATGCAACTGGCGTCGGCCTCGATCTCCCCCGAGTCGCGCAGGTCGCTCGACTGCGGGCGCTTACCGGGGCGCTTGGTCGAGTCGCGGTTGAGCTGCGCCAGCTCGATGACTGGAACGCCGAGCTCCTTGGCCAGGCGCAACAGCGACTTGTTGGTCTTGCCCACTTCCTCGCTGCGCGTGCGCCCTTTCGCCTCTGGTGGAATCAGGCCCAGATAGTCGACGACGATGCCGGCCAGGCCGTGCTCACGCTTGACACGCCGCGCGGTGCTGCGGATCTGGCTGGCGGTCACGTTGGGATCGTCGCAGATGAACAAGGGCGCCCCCTTGGCCTTGGCCACCGCAGATGTGATGCGCGGCCAGTCGTCGTCACCCAACTGCTGCGGATCGTCCAGGCGCTTCAGGTCCACTCCGCCCAGCGAGGCGATTGAGCGCACGCCCAACTCCTCCTCGGGCATTTCCAGGGAGAACACCAGCCACGGCTCCCCCGCCTCGCAGGCGTTGTACTGGGCGATTTGCAGGGCAAGTGTGGTCTTGCCACTGCCGGGAAGGCCGGCGATAACGGTGAGCTTCCGAGGGCGGATGCCGCGCACCAGCTTGTCGAGATCGGCCAGGCCAGTGCCGGGCCACTGAGGCGCGCGGCCGTTGAACTTGTCGTCGATAACGTCGACAGCCTTGAGCATCACCTCGTCGAGCCGCTTGTACTTCGGCGCCTCGTCATCGAGGTCGCGCAGGTCCGCCATCGCCTGCTGCGCTCTGGCGATGATCTCAGGCAACGGTCGGTCATCCGTGGCGGAGGCCTTCACCGACTCGGCCGTGTCGATCAAGCAACGCAGGATGGCCCGCTCCCGGACGTGCCGGACGTACGTCCTCCAGTTCGCCACCGAAGGCACATTGCGGGCAATGTTCCCGGCATAGGGAATGAGCTTCGCGCCGCTGGGCAGCACATCGCGGACCACTCCCACGGTCACCGGATCGACGGGAATCCCTTCCTCGTAGCAATCCTTGATCGCCTGGAACAGCGCGGCGTTATCCTCGAAGTAGAAATCGGCAGCGGTCACGCTGGACAAGGCCTCGTCAACCAGCTCCTGATTCTGCTGGAGCGCGGACTGCAAGATAGCGCCGAGCACGCCGAACTCAGCCTCTTCGCTGTACAGCTCTCGGCTCACTCCAGAACCTCCCGGCGAGCGGAGCCCCAGGTGAAACCAACAGCCTTGCCGCCGTTCTCGCGGAGACGATCCACCGCACGATCACCGATGTACTTGGCGACCTCCTGCGCGCTCATGTTCGAAACCACCACCGTAGGCCGCATCTCCCGATACCGGCGGTCAATCACCTCGTGGAGCAGCCCCAATTCGTACTCGGTACCGCTCTGCGCGCCGAGCTCGTCGATCACCAACAGGTCGAAGCCCGCCAGCTCTTCGAGAGCGTCCCGTTCGGTGTACTTCGCTGCCCGATTCATCGCCCCCTTAGCCACACGGATTATTTCCGACGCCGAGGTGATCACTGCTTGGGCCTGAAGGTTCCGTACGACGTACTGGACGATTGAGCACGCGAGATGGGTCTTGCCCGTCCCAAGGTTGCCCAGGAGCAAGAGGCAGCGGCCGTCCTGGAAGTTCTCCACGAATCGCTCGGCATACTCCCGGCATGCTTCCAGCACCGCCGCCTTCTCCGCCTTGCCATCGGTGCGGTAAGTCTCGAAAGTGCTGGCCCGGTAGCGAGCGGGGATGCCAGAGCCAACCAGCAACTCGTTGATCTTGCGTTGGGTTTTCTCAGCCAGAGCCACCGAAAACTCCTCGCTCCCCGGCCCGCGATTCACCCCATCCCAAACACACCGTGAGCAAGACCAAGTCAAGTAGCTGCCATCAAACTGCTCCACCTGGATCGCGTGGTAGTCACCGTGAACCGGGCAGCGAAGAGAAGGGCTTTCTTCGCTCTTGCGGTTGGGTTTACGCCAGAAGTTAAAAATTTGCTCTGCCATCGTCGCGGTCCTGGTACATGTCGGGGGTGTGTTTGGGGAGGTTGGTGAAGTTCGATGCCGGGCCAGCATCAGGGGCTATCTCGTCTTCCCATCGTCGCCCGTTGAGCCAACTGGCCGGCAGCGGAACGAACTGGCCGTTGTCCTTCAGCCAATCACGTTGTCGGCAGTGCTTCGGAAGCGCCGCCATGATCACAGGGTGCAGAGCAGGGTCGATCTTCCGCCAAGCCTTCTCCGCCTTCGCTCGACCCCTGCGCTTGGGGTAGGCCTGGTAGAACTCCTCGAAACCATCCAAGGGATTGGGCTTGGTCGTCCGCTTCCCAGACTTGGGTTTTCCCTTCCGATCACCCACGTCGTCCGAACCGGTTTCGCCGGTTTGGACATGCTCTTTAGGTTCTTTGGTGGTTCTTTGGTGGTTAAGTGACGGATCGGGTGCAACCGTTGCACCCCGTTGTGTCGTCAGTTGCACCCCGTTACGTCGTGGTTTGCACCCCGTTACGTCGTCATTTGCACCCGGTGCAACCGTTGCACCCCGTTCCATCGAGAGGTCGTACACCATCGGCAGGCGATCCCGGTGCGAGATGTAGGCGGCAGCGATTGCCTGGTTTCCACGACGAATCACACCAGCCTCCTCGAGGGACCGGAGCTTGTACTGGACGGTCCGCTCGGATAGCCCTGTATCGCTGCTCAGCGTGGCGATAGAAGGGAACGCCCCCTTTCCCGCCTCGTTGGCATAGTTCGCCAGGCACAACAGCACATGCCTCATGGCGGCATCGGTAACGACCTGCTGCTCAAGTGCCCAAGTCATGGCCTGAACGCTCATATGTCGAGCTCCTCGGTGACGCGCCGCACGAAAGCGTCGTAGTCCTCAGCCATCTCGAAGCCCTGGACCTCAAGGGAGGCTCTGCACAGCTTCGCGTGGCGGTACATCAGAAGCCGGTCGCTTTCGCACAGGTCGCGGAATTGACGGTAGGACGGCCAGGGCCCGGCGATCACCGGGCGACCGTTGGGGCTGGTGGTGATCCGGCCCGGTTTCGGTTGTGTGGTCATTCGCCGATCTCCTGCGAAGGGGTGCCGCGCATCTGGAAGCGCTCCCGGCCGGCGCCGAAATCCGGGTGCGTGGCTCGGTGTTGGGTCACGAAGGTGCAGCCGCGCGCGAAGCGCTCGAATACCCTGCTGATCTCGGCCTTTGACCAGACCGCGAAGGGCCGCGCGTTCAGTTCCTCGTGCTTGCTGCGCACCATGGCGAAGGGGCGCGGGCTGTGCGGCATTTCGCGCACCACCGCGTCGATCACCCTGGGCGGTAGGCCGTACTGCTTTCCGATCCGCTGACGGATAGCGGTGATGCTTTCCATGCCGTTGGGGATCGAGTCGAGCAGCGGGTGCGATCGGTCCATGTCACCGACGGTTTCGGTCAGCGCTGCCACCTGCTGCTCGGTCTGCCGCTGTCTCCGCTCCAGATCGACGGTGAGTTGCACGCTGGCCAGCAATTGCTCGGCGGCGGTCAGTGGCCGGGATGCCTGCTGTTCCAGTTCCTGCCAGCGGTCCACCAACTGGGCGGTGAACTCCGGGCAGAGTTGGGCGACGACGATGATGCTGTCGCGCTTGCCCTGGTCGCCGGTGAAGACGTACTCCTGAGTGGGGCGGCCAGCGGTGGGTTTTTCCTGCATTGCAGGTAAAGCAATCACCCCGCGCTCGGCCAGCCGCTCAATGGTCACGCGGACATTGTCGTGACGCGACCCAACAAGATCCGCGATCTCGCGGCTGGTCATGGTGGCGGCCTGGACGCCAATTGAGGTCAGGTCAGTCATGTCGAAGCCCTCTCAATAGCCGCATCTATTGCATCGGCTACGCCTGCATCCAGGTAATGGTTCACCCGATCTACCAGGTCCTGGTCTTCCACTCGGTCTAGACTGCTTCCGGCAAACTGGGCGGACACCTTGAGCCAGTTGAATATCTCGCCCATGAACCCCGCGAACTGGCCGCGTTTGACAGTTTCCTCTTGCTCGTCCGAAGGCGCTTTGGCGATCAAATCGCGCACCATGCTCCTGAGCACCTCGCAAGCCATCCAGTCATCCACATCCCGGACATACTTCAGGTAGATATGCGCGATACTCTTACCTGCCTCAAGGCCGGTGAGGTAACTACCGGTCAGAGGAACATCCCACATTGAGTAGCGACCATGGTCCTTGCCTACGAAGGGCAAGCGCTGCCAAGTTTCCTTGGCGCGCGGGTGGAGAGATATCCCCTGTGGCTTCTTGCCTCGACGAGGGCGTTTTGCATCAGACACAGAGCTCATGCCGGCACCTCCACACCCTCCAGGGCGGCGCGGACCAGCGCCTGTGCTGTTTCGACGGCGTGAAGCATCAGCGAAACCTGGGAAGAAACGCTCGGCTCGTCGAGGATGTCGAGAAGCCCTCCTTGAATCGCGTCAAGCAGGTCGACTGCGCTGTCCAGTGCAAGGTCGGCATCAATGTCGTCCATCACGCACAGGACATTCGTTTTCTGTTCTCCCTTCGAAAGATCAACCGGCCTAGTCGCCCGGAATCTGATACCCAGTGTGGCCCTCATTGCTGAGCCTCCTTCTGCCGGTTGATTCGCTCAGAACAGACCTGCTCGAACTCCGCCAACTGGAAGATGGCACCGCCAACCTCCTCCAAGAACCAGCCAAGACGCTCGGCGGTTTCCTGGCCGATCTCGCCTTCAGCACTGGTAAGCGCCAGCAGTTTCCCGACTGCGGCGACACCAAGCGCCATGTTCTGAGCCGCATGGCGAGCCGTACCACGCTCCAACTTGATGGAGCGGATCTGCTTATCGGTCAGAACTTCATCGGGAACCGGGGAGCGCTGATTGCTGAGCAGTGTCGCGAGGTTCATTGGCGGCGCTCCTTTGCATTGAGCGCAGCGGCGATTTCCGCCTCCTCCGCGGGCAGAGGGATGGCGGCATCCACCAGCGCCTTTGCCGCATCACTCAGGTACGCCAGCGCGTGGTAGCCATTGCCATCCATGGGGCTACCCTCGACGAGGGAGATGAGGATGTCGCTGAGCCCGGCCAGAATGACACTGGCCTCGTCCAAGGCTTCCCGCTTGGAAAGTCCAGGGTTGACCTTGAAGAAGCTGTTCTCCGGGTCAATAGGGCGAGCTCTCAGAAGCGCGTTCATGCAGCACCTCCCGTAGCATCAAGGCCGCGCACGCAGCTACTGTGCATAGCCGCCACCACCTCGGTGAGCAGCGCGATAGCTTCCGCCTCGGAGTCGTTCATAGGGTGAACGACGTCCCTGGCCATGCGCCTGAGCAAAACGCAGAGAGCGTTGAGCGACTCCTCGTAACGTTGCATTACCTCTACGATGGGAACCCCCTCGCAGACCTGGAGCGCACAGAGCCCGCTGGGGGTCAGGAGAAATCCAACCTCCTCAGTGGTCGCTAGCTGTTGCGCCTGGCTTGACGTTTTGATATTTTTGAGTTGCATGTTGATGTCTCCCTCGAGACAAAGAAGTACCTAGGCAGTCGCGCCAACGACTACCGACTAAAGGCCTCGCGAAAGCGGGGCTTTTTGCTGTCTGGAGACAGGGAGTCCCTATCCTCCACACATTTTGAAAAGCGCAACCCAGGTCAGGGCGGCTTTGATGAAGGAGCGCGAACGCGCGTATCAGACTTTTCCAAAGTGCAAGCTCCTGATTTCATTGACGAGGCGATGCAGGTCGCCTGCACCCTTTTAGAAATATCCCAAGTGGCTTGGTAAACGAAGGCCCTCAAGAGGCCCTTCCGATGAACACCATGGTCCCGACGTCTTGTCGGGCCGCTCACATCGGCCAGGTCCCCAGATTTCGCCCGTGAAACTGCACTCACGGGAAGGGGCCAAACGGGCTTTTGACGGGAAATCACGGAGCCACCTCGGTACTGGATGCCTGAACAGCGGTATCAGCGCACTGCCGGATGTGGGAATCGGACGGCAGAATGGGCTCAAGGTCGGCGGAGCGCTCTACCTGATCCGGGAAGACAGTGCTGAGCGAGCAGCGCACACCGAGACGCTCCAGGGCGTGGACGATTCGCCTGCATCCACTCAAGCTGGGAACCCTTCGACCAGACTCGTAGTGCGCAATGGCTCCCTGCGTCACGCGCATCTCTTTCGCCAGCGCACGCTGGGTGATTTTTGCTGAAAGCCTGAGCGACTTGAGGTTGTTCATTGGCGGTCTCCTGCACACTGCGGGAACATTACGATAAGTAATCGTCAGCAGCAAGAGATTATTACGAAACGTGAGTTGAACTATCGATTACAGAGCGTACTTTTGCCTCATGAACACATGGATTGAAGCGGCAAAAAAACGAATGCGGGACATGGGTATCACCCAGTCGGTCTTGGCTGAGCGCCTTGGCGTTACCCAAGGGGCGGTAGCGCACTGGCTCAGTGGAAGGCGTTCACCTGATATCCCAACGCTCGAGCGCATCCTAAAGGCTCTGGACCTTGCTCCGCTTGGGATAAGGCTGGTTGCAGTAGACGATGCCTTCGACGGCCAAAGCAATGTAGCCCCCATGCTGCAGCCAAGTCGCAAACCCAGGAGCTACCCCTTAATTAGTTGGGTAGCGGCTGGAGAGAGGGCGGAGTCGCCTGATATTTTTGCCCCTGGACAGGGCGAAGAAATGATCGAGTCCACGGAAAACGCAGGTGAAAATGGTTACTGGTTGACCGTGAAAGGAAAGTCAATGGTTTCGGATGGGTACCCAAGCTTTCCTCCGGGCATGGCCATCCTCATCAGACCTGAAGGTTTCGAGTTGGTAAGCGGTAAGTTTTACGTAGCCAAGCATAGGGATGGCGAAACGACATTCAAGCAATACATCTATGATGCAGGCACTAGGTACCTGTCCCCTCTAAATCCTGCTTACAAGCTCATCGAGATGGACGATGACTGGGCCATAATTGGCCGAGTCGTTGACGCAAAACTGATTGGCCTATAGACCGATCCGCATACCCTCATCGCATCACAAGCCCGCAACCTAGCGGGCTTTTTCACATCTGTAATATCTTAGATTACGAAAAGTATTGCGCTCATCGATTACATATCGTAATGTTCGTTCATTGATCGTTTCCGCCGGGAGCATTGCAATGAACATGGACACCACCATCACCGCACACGGCTTCACCGGCTTCCTCGGCAAAGGCCTGTCCCTGCGTGAGCTTCAGTGCGTCCTGGGCATCGCGGCTGGTCGTACCTCGAAGGAGCTGGCCCGCGACCTGGGCATGCAGCCGGGCACGGTGGGTAAGCGCGTTCTGGCAGCGACCACCAAACTCGGAGTCACCCGCCGTGCCGCCCTGGTGGCCGAGGCTATGCGCCGCGGGCTTATCTCACCCGCCGTGATCGCCCTCGCCTTCCTCGTCGCCGGTCAGCCACTGCTCAACGATGACCACATGTTGCGCAGCCGCCGTGGCGGCGAAAGGAAGATCGAAACTCGTCTGACTGCTCGCCGCGATGGCGTGGCCTGGGTGGCGTGATCATGGCCTGGGACAGAAACGATCCTCTCAACATCCTGGCGCTGCAGCTCGACGGTGAACTGCGCGCAGCGGCCGACTTCTGCCATGGCTACAACGGGCCGGCACAGCGCGCTTTCGCCCGGCACATCCAGGGCCTGGGCAAGACGCTCGACGAGCTTACCGTGGCAGACCTGAAGGCGGCGGCCGCATTTGCGGACGCAGAACTGAACGACCTGCAACAGAGAGGGCTGATCTGACGCGGCAGACCGAACGCGCCGAAGCAGCCCAGCAGTAACCAACCGATTTTCGCGAAAGCCAACAACCGCGGCAGGCCATCGGCTTGCCTGGAGGAAAGCATGGACAACAAACCTCTCATCAAGCCCGGGAAGCTCTTCCTGATCTGTATCGCGCTGCTGGCCTATGCAGGGTTGTCCGTCGCCCTGGTGGGCGGCATTGGGCCGGCCCTGGTCAGCAGTCGCGACGATGTTCTGGTCTTCGCGGGATTCGCCATCCCCGGCGTCTGGTTGATCGCCTCGGTCTGCCTCGGCATCCACCTCGCCAACACCCGCCGCGAAGAAGCGGCCACCACCAGCAAGGAGAAAGACCAATGAAGCGGATTCCCGCTGCTGCAATGCTGTGCCTGCTCGCCGTCCTGGCGGGCTGTTCGAAGGTGCCTGCCGGCAACGTCGGCGTGATCGTCAACCTCTACGGCTCCGAGAAGGGCGTGGAGACGCGCGAGGTCGGAACTGGGCGCTACTGGGTAGGCGTGAACGAGGAACTCTACCTGTTCCCCACCTTCACGCAGACCGAAACCTGGGGCGGCAAGGAAGCGATCAGCTTCCAGACCGTTGAGGGCATGAAGGTTGGCGGCGCCGTCGGCATTACCTACTCGGTATCCCCCGACAAGGTGACGACGCTGTTCCAGAAGTACCGGGCGGGAATCGACGAAATCACGAACAAGTTCTTGCGGAACATGGTGCGCGATGCCTTCAACGATGTTGCCTCGAAGCTTCCAGTCGAGAGCGTCTATGGCGCCGGTAAGGCGGACCTGCTGCTGGCCGTCGAGAAGCGCGTGCGCGACCAGGTGGCGCCCATCGGCATCAACATCGAGCGCATCTACTACGCATCCGACCTGGTCCTCCCGCGGCAGGTTACGCAGAGCCTGAACGCGAAGATCCAGGCCACCCAGATGGCCGAGCAGCGCCGTAACGAGGTCGCCCAAGCCAAGGCAGAAGCCGACAAGGAACGCGCTCGGGCCCAAGGGGAGGCGGACGCGAAGCTGACCCTGGCCACCGCCGACGCGAAGGCGATCGAGATCCGCGCCCAGGCGCTGCGCTCGAACCCCGACGTCGTGACCCTCAATGCCGTCGAGAAGTGGGACGGAAAGCTGCCCACCTACATGGCCAGCGGCTCCCCGCTTCCCTTCATCGGCATCAGCAAGTAGCCCCTCGCCCCGGCGCCAGCGATGGCGCCACTGGAGAAAAACATGACCACCAAAGCAAAGACCAAGAAGCAAGGCACCGCTCTCATCCTCAGGACCTGCAGCGCTGATCTCACCAGTCACGGCGGGTTTCAGTGGCCCGACAAGATCGGAGCAGTAGTCGAGGCCCCGGACTGGAAGAAGGACAACAGGTGCGGTCACGGCCTACATGGCTGGCTGTTCGGCCAGGGCGACCATGTTTGCAGTAGCACTGTCGGCGACGCCGATGCGAAGTGGCTGGTGGTTGAGGTCGTAATAGCTGACCTGATCGCCCTCGGCGGCAAGGTGAAATTTCCTCGCTGCACAGTCCGTCACATCGGGGACAAGGCAAGCGCAACACAGTTCCTGATCGCAAACGAACCACGCGCGGCCGGAGTTGCAGTGATCGGCGCCACCCTACAGGCAGGCGATAAGGAACTCTGTCAGGTAGGCGCATATGGCACCGCCACCGCCGGGGACTGGGGCACCGCCACCGCCGGGGACGAGGGCACCGCCACCGCCGGGGACTGGGGCACCGCCACCGCCGGGGACGAGGGCACCGCCACCGCCGGGGACGAGGGCACCGCCACCGCCGGGGACTGGGGCACCGCCACCGCCGGGGACGAGGGCACCGCCACCGCCGGGGACTGGGGCACCGCCACCGCCGGGTACAAGGGCACCGCCACCGCCGGGGACTGGGGCACCGCCACCGCCGGGGACGAGGGCACCGCCACCGCCGGGGACTGGGGCACCGCCACCGCCGGGTACAAGGGCACCGCCACCGCCGGGGAGAAAGGCGAGATCCGCATCCGCTACTGGGACGAAAAGACCGAACGGTACCGAACCGTCATCGGCTATATCGGCGAAGACGGCCTGGAGCCGAACACGCACTACAGGCTCGACGACAACCACCGGTTCGTGAAGGTGGAGGGTTGATCATGAAACGAGCAACCGTTGTAACCGAACTGCCGGCCAGCACCAGCCGGGATATGGACAAGTTCGTTGTCCGACTGCCCGACGGCCTGAGGGCCGAGGTCGAAGCCGAGGCCAAGCGAGACGAGCGCAGCATGAACAGCGTGGTCATCATCGCCCTGCGCGAGTACCTGCATGGCCAGCGCCGAAAGCAAGCGCTCCTCGATGCGCTGACCACCGCCGCCGGAGGCCGCTGATCATGAGCCCCATCACCATCGTTCTCCGCTCAGGCATGGGCATGCAGATCGACTCGGTACGCCCATACCTGCGGAATGGTATGCCCATAGCAATCGGGCGCGCAGGCGCGGTTATCTCGCACTTTGCTGACGGGGACGCACACCTGGCGCTCCGCACCATCGCCGAGTTCCCCTGTCCCGAGCAGGACAACATGCCGGCGGCGAACATGCGGCAGATCGCGCTGGCGGCGCTGAGCGGGGCTGGGGTGAGTACGGAGCCGGGCAACCCTGGCGGCGAACCTGTTTCCGGACCAGGTAATACCGGCGAGCCCCCTGGCCCCGCGCCGAGGCCGGGTGATGACTCCCTTGGCGAAAGCCTTCGAACCCTGGAACGCTGGCTTGATCGAGTGGCAATCGAGGACGGCTATGTCAGCGTGCCGGTGATCGAGGCCGTCGAGGTGGTGGTCACCGAGATGAAGCGCCAGCAACAACCAGTCGATCCGGCCTTCTGCCGCTGCAACCACTGGTTCGCCGGGGACAGCGTCGAAGCGGCCTTCATTCGCCAGCATGGCCAGTGCCAGGACTGCGTCGAGATGGACCAGATGCTGGAGCGGGAAGTGCAGGCCGAGAACGCCAAGCGCTACCTGTGGCTGCGCAACACGGCTCTCTACGCATCGGACCTGGCCCGCGAGGTCAATCGCATGGACAAGAGCGTCGTCAACCTTCTCCCGCGGGACAAGGACGGCAACCTCCTGGTAGAGGCTGATCTGGACGAGGCCATCGATGCTGCCATGGCGAAATGGTCGGCCGAGGTTCTGTGCGCAGGCGTTGACGTCGCTACCGACCGTGTGGAACTGGCCATTCACAATTGGACCGCGCCGGCGGAAGGCGGTGACGCATGAGCATCACCCTCAAGGGCCATGCCCTCAACCAGCGCCAGCTCGACGCTATCACCCCGGTAATGAACGACCTGATTCAGGGCCGGGTTGACCTGGCAAGTTTCGATGATGCCTGCGTCAAAGCCCTGGATAACGCCGGCTGCCCGCTGGGCTACGACACCAGCATGCCCGGTACCGGCAGCACCATCGAGGAGCGGGCCGCGAGATGGCTGAGGGACGGTCAAGTGGGAGCGTCTTCGCGGGCCATCCACGATCACATGCTCGGTCTGCCCATGGAACGCCATCACGCGGCCTATCCCCATGACCCGGATGATCTGAATCGCTGCCTGCTTCTGCTGAACCTGATCCCTGAATGGGCGCCACGCATCCGCGAGATGGCCCAGCACAGCCAGGAGTGGGCCGCACTGGCGAGCAGTTGGGGAAAGCTCACCAACCTTTTCCTGCAAGAAGCTGGGCTGGACTGGCAACGCAGCAGGGGAGCCCCCGAAACCTACGCGGCGATGCGACTCCTACTGGGTGATGCATGAGAAAAGCACTGACCGCTATTGCACTCGTCGCGCTGCTTGGCCTGGCCACTGTTGCCGCCGGCGCCGCGCTCCAGCCATTCAAGACCCTGTTCATCTGGGAGGTATGCCAGTGATGAGAGGCTCCGACATTCCACCACCACCAGGGTATCGCCCCACCCCGCTCGCCACCCTCGGCCAGCAGTTGGTCCGCCTGGGCCAGGCGATGCAGAACCCCAACACCAAGCTCGGCGAGTTGACCGAACTGGTCCAGGCCTGCGGCGTCGACCTGCGGATCTGCGACACGAACAAGGAGAGTCGGGCATGAAGGGCGCAACGATGCATCGGCTGATCGACCTCGGCGTCGACAGCAGCCGTAACCTGCGCGTCCGTATGCAGCCCTCCGGATGTTCATCCGGGCAGTGCATGCCGATCGCGACGCCAGCTTCGCAGAGCATCGCCAGAAGTGGCGACGACTTCTCAAGGGCATGCCGTTCACCGAGCAGGCACTGGAGCGCGAACGGATGGCATATCGGGAGCGAGCCAGAGTTGCGGCGCAAGCCATGGAGGAGTGCGGAGCCTGGCTTATCGGAAACTCAGCAATGATCGAGCAGGCCCTGTCGTTCGACGACCTGTGCGATCTCTTGGGGGTGAATCATGCCCACCGTGCCGAGGCTGCCGAGGTCTGCGCGGGCGACGCCGGAATCGTTGGCGGCCTGCTCTGGATTGGCGGGGAGTTCGAGGACAGCGCAGACCACAAGAGCGGCCGCTCCAACCGAGGGAACACGGGGCCACTTACCGCTGCGGTCCAGAACCTGTTTCAGAAGTTCTTGCTTGAAAACCCGTCGGCCATCCCTGACCCGTTCGCCCTGGGTGGCCCTTTCTACGGCGCCCTGCGGCAGGAGATGGCGCCAGATGGAACGGTGCAGATTCGGCGACCGGCACTCACCGTCCACAGCCAGGACGGATCGATCCGCACGGTTGAGCGAAAGCCGGAGGTGATTGGTGAGTAGGCAGATGACCGCGCGCCGGCTGACCCGGGCCGAGATGAACCACCTGCGCCGCCTGATCGGTTGGGTTCGTTGCGAGGTAGGAGCAGAGCCAGAGGAAATCGTCACTACCGCCAAAGAGGCTCTCGACCACTTCCAATGCGTGACGGAGGACGGCAAGCAGCGGCTGCTTGAGCACTACCAAAAGTCAGTAGCCGTACCGAATTACATCCGCGCTGCGCTCAAGGCCCTGGAGAAGGTGTGCCTGGAAGAACCGGCCGAGGTGGTTGACGGTGAGTTGGTTGCCCGCAGGCGGCACGAAGCACCGCAACGCCTGGCCGTAGCGCGCAACGAAGAGGAGATAGGGAATGGGAAGCTCGACTAGCCCCGTATCCGAGTTCCTGTCCGAAGAGGAAGTCGCCGAGCTGACTGGGCGCGAGTACCCGAGCAAGCAGATCGAGTGGCTGAACAGGTACGGCTGGAAGTACGCCGTGACCGCGGCGAACCGCCCAATAGTTGGGCGCGTATATGCCCGCCTGAAGCTGGCCGGCGTGAAGCCGACGATGGAAGCAACCGAAAAGTGGAGCCTGGACCTGTCCAGGGTTAGATGATGAGACCGCGGAGCAACAAGAACCGGGGCCTGCCGCCTCGCATGATCAAGCGTACCCGGACGATGAAGTCAGGAAAGGTCTGGGTCGGCTACTACTACGACGGGCGGGATGCTGAGGGGAGGCGCAGGGAGATCCCGCTGGGCACGGACTTGGATGAGGCTCGGGAGAAGTGGGCGAAGCTGGAGAGAAAGGCCGTGCCGCCAACCACTCGGACCGTCGGCGACCTGTTGCGCAGGTTCGAGCGGGACGTGGTTCCGACGAAGGCGCCGAAGACCCAGAAAGAGTATTCGAAGATGATCCGCCAACTGCTGGGCGCCTTTGACGAAGCCCCGGTAGAGGACATTACGCCGAGCACCATCGCTCAGTACCGAGACGCCAGGACGGCCAAGGTTCGAGCGAATAGGGAGATCACCCTGCTTTCCTTCGCCTACAACATGGCCAGGGAGTGGGGCATCACCAGCATGGAAAACCCCTGTCGCGGGGTGAAGAAGAACAAGGAGCAGCCGCGCGATGTGTACGTCACGGACGAGGTGTGGAAGGCGCTCTACGAGAAAGCGCCGGACGATCTGCGGGTGACGATGGACCTCGCGTACTTGACAGGCCAGCGTCCGGCTGACGTGAGGAAACTGCGCAAGAGCGACGTTTCCGGAGACTACCTGCTGGTCGGGCAGAACAAGACGTCTCGCAAGCTCCGGATACGACTCCGCCGCGCCGACGGACAGATGACCCAGCTCGGCCACCTGGTCGAGTCGATCGCCTCCGATTCTCCGGCACTGGTCACCAACGAGAAGGGCCAGCCGATGACAGAGAAGATGCTTCGCACCAGGTTCGATACCGCACGCAAGGCTGCGGCCGATGAGGCGATCAAGGCGGGTGACCAAGACTTGGCCAGGGAGATCATGCAGTTCCAGTTCCGGGACATTCGCCCCAAGGCGGCCTCCGATATCGAGAGCCTGGCCGACGCCTCAGACCTGCTCGGACACACGACCCAGGAGATCACAAAACGCGTCTACCGCCGGATCGGGAAGGCCGTGAACCCCGTTAGATAGGCATGAATTGCGGAAACGAAGACAAAATTTGTGGAAACGATCAGTCTTAAGCTACTGATACACATAGAAAATCAAACATAAGGCAGAAGATCACCGGACCGCCGCCTCGGGCGGTTCGGGAATGCAGCGACGCATCTACCGCCTCAATGAGGGAGCAGATAGGCGTAATAGCGCTTGAAGGTCAGGGCTGCACGATTCATGCGCGGCACTCTACGCGCCTGTGCCGGGCTGTCAAGGCTGGAAAGCGCCTCGACACGAACCGAGGCACTTCCTCGCAACAGAAGCGCAGCCTGGGAAAGTTTACCCGCCAGTTATCCGCACAAATTTATGACGCCGATTTCTCTACTTTGAAAAACAACGCCCGACCGGACGTGTACTTCAATAACTCGACCGGAAGAAACCTATCAGCAAGGCAGTTGAATTTTTTCCGAAAGCAATAATTCGATACTTTTCTGGATTGGCGCATCATCTCGTAAAAATAGCGAACCGCTTCCCAGCACCCACGAATATCAATGGATCAGCAATATCCAGATGCTTATCGCGGCATTCGAAAAAACATCGACCAATTCCACTGACAAAATATCGGCGTCATTTGCCTAACATGGATATTCCAAGTTCACCCTATCAACTTCCCAGATTGACACTCTCGCCGGCAGATCAGTAATTTTCAGCGACCAGCCGGCAAAGTACTTTTCCAGAGCGGCTGGCAACCGATAGTCACTCTATCTTCGCAAACCGATGTTTATGCGAGAGGGCCGGCTATCGCTCAAAACTTGATTGATGAAGGAATAGCGCCATGCAACTCGCCACACTTCAGGAACTGAGCTTCGATGAAATCGACCAGGTATCGGGCGCCGGACTCTTCAGCTTCGTCGGCGATGCCATCGTCGATGTGGTCAAGGTGTCCAACGACCTGCTCAACACATCGGTCATCTCTTCGGTCGGCAAGGTGTTCAACGCCGTCGGCCTGACCCCCATCCATCAACTGGCCGACACCCTCGGCTACGGCGTGTTCAAGGGCGTCGCCGCGGTCGGCGGCCTGCTCGGCGGCGATACCAGCCGTATCGATTACCACTACGACACCGAGTGGACCTGATCCCAGGACCTCGGCCCGCTCCCGTCGCGGAGCGGGCCTCCCCCGTCGCCGGAGGCCTGGGCGCCCCCGGCGGCGACCAAGGACCCGGCAACCGGGAAGGGGCGACCAGCGCCCCGATCAGGAGAACCGCCATGCACGACCCCATCCAGCAAGCCGACGCCTTCGTCGACGATCCCGACCAGGAGTCCGGCGGCCTGTCGCGCCGCAGCTTCCTCGGCAAGAGTGCCACGCTCGGCGCGGTCGGCCTGGTGGCCGGCTGGACCCCGGCCTTCGTCATCCAGCCCGCCGAAGCCGCCGCCAGCAGCTGTCCGGCGCCGGCAGGCTTTCCGGCCGGTCTCGAACTTTATCGGCGGGCGTTCCGCAACTGGTCGGGGGAAATCGCCGCCGACGACCTCTGGAGTTGCGCCCCGCGCACCAACGAAGAGGTTCTCGCGGTGGTCAACTGGGCCTGGCAGAACGGCTTCAAGGTGCGCCCGCGCGGCATGGGCCACAACTGGTCCCCGCTGCTGCTGAAAGGCGGCGAGAACTGCGAGAGCCGCATCGTGCTGGTGGAAACCAGCCGTTACCTGACCCGCGTACGGATCGACCCCCAGGGCGAGTTCGGCCTGTTCAGCGCGCAGACCGGCGTCACCATGGAAGCCCTGTTGAAACAACTGGAGCGGGTCAAGCTCGGCTTCGTCGCCACGCCGGCGCCGGGCGACCTGACCCTCGGCGGGGTGCTCGCCATCGACGGCCACGGCACCGGCATCCCGGCGCAGGGCGAAAGCCGCCTGCCGGGGCAGAGCTACGGCTCCCTGAGCAACAGCATCGTGGCGCTGACCGCGGTGGTCTGGGACGGCGCCGCCGGACAATACGTGCTGAAGACCTTCCGCCGCGACGATCCGGCCTGCGCGCCGTTCCTCGTCCACCTCGGACGCGCCTTCATCGTCGAGGCGACCCTCCAGGCCGGGGTCAACAAGCGCATGCGCTGCCAGAGCTACGTGAACATCCCGGCGAGCGAGATGTTCGCCGCGGCCGGCAGCGGCGGAAGGACCTTCGACAGCTTCCTGCAAAAGAGCGGACGCGCCGAGGCCATCTGGTTCCCCTTCACCGACAAGCCCTGGCTGAAGGTCTGGACGCCGACCCCGCGCTGCCCGTTCGGTGCCCGCGCGGTCAACGGCCCGTTCAACTACCCCTTCTCCGACAACATTCCCAAGGCGCTGTCCGACCTGCTGGCGGCGATCAATACCGGCCACCCGGAACTCACCCCGCTGCTCGGCAAGCTGCAGTACGACCTGGTAGTGGGCGGCATGGCGCTGACCCTGGGCTACGACCTTTGGGGCTGGAGCAAGGACCTGCTGCTGTACATCAAGCCCAGCACCCTGCGCGTCACCGCCAACGGCTACGCGGTGCTGACCCGGCGTCGCGACGTGCAGCGGGTGATCAACGAGTTCTACCTGCAGTACCAGACGATGGTCGCCGCCTACCGCGCCAACGGCCACTACCCCATGAACGGCCCGGTGGAGATTCGCGTCAGCGGGCTCGACCAGCCCGGCGAGTCGATCGTTCCCGGCGCCCAGGTGCCCAGCCTGTCGGCGATCCGTCCGCGCCCCGACCAGCCGGAGTGGGACACGGCGATCTGGCTGGACATCCTCAGCCTGCCCGGCACTCCGCAGGCCAACGCCTTCTACCACGAGTTCGAGGCCTGGCTGTTCGACCACTTCAGCGGCGACTACGCCTCGCTGCGGGTGGAGTGGAGCAAGGGCTGGGGCTACAGCCCCACCGCCGCCTGGGCCGAGCCGACGGTGGTCGACCAGTTGGTGGCGCAGTCGCTACGCCAAGGCCTGGTCGCAGACAACGATTGGGACGCCGCGGCGCGCCAGTTGAACGAAGCCGATCCGCATCGGCTGTTCAGCTCGCCGCTGCTCGACCGGCTGATGCCATGAAATGCCGCTATGCGAGGCCGTACTGACTCGGACGAAGAGCGGTTCGCCGGAGCCGATATGAATGAGCCCTCGATACGGCGTTGACTTGTTCAACAGGTCTTATCGAGGTGTCGCACGAACCGGCCTTAATCATTCGCAAAGTTTACCCGGAGTGGCAAACCTTCATCCGCCGAATATTGAAACTCATTGTCAAACGAACTATCGAGCCCATGAAAAACCGCTAATCCTGGCAGTTCATCCCACTCTTTCGGATTAGTACCATCGAATGGCTTTCCAGACTCACGGGAAGCCTAAAGGAGATATATGAAATGAAAGAACTCAATGACATTGAAGTCACCTGCGTTTCGGGTGGAACTCTTTCCGGCATGATCGTAGGCGCCGTCGACGGCGCCGCGACGGGCATGGCAATCGGCGGGAAATGGGGCGGTGCCGGCGGCTTCGGCTTCGGCGCTCTTTCCCAGTTGGTCGGCCTGATCGTGCCAACCGCAATGGGCGCTATTGCCGGGGGCACGGTCGGTCTCTTCACCAATGCAGAGACGGCTGTCGGTTACTTGGGCCAATACCGGGAAAACTTCGGTCCCGGTGATGTAGGCCGAACCACCATCTAA